CAGGCTTTAAAATGTAAGCAGCCGCAGCTTTAGGAAGATCATCAAGATTCATTCCTTTTGACTTCATAAGTTTTAAGGCATTTTCTTGAGAGAGAAGATCGGTATTGAGCTGTCTAAAGTCTTCATAAGCTTCCTTACCTAAAGCATTCTTTAATCTCTCTCCTTTCTTAGGATCAGCTAACATCTTCTCTGCTTGACGGAAGTTGATTTTATCTCCTTTAAGCAAAGCATCGAGATATTTATCTACTGTCTCGATCTTTTTAATGTCGCTCCAACGTTTATTGGTGAATTTAAAGAGTTCAGCAAATTCAGAATTTTTAAAATTATCTTCTATCGCCGAAGCGATAGCTCTATTATATGCTTCTAGAGCATTTCTTCTACCGATATTCTCAAAAGCTTTTTCTCCATAAGGAAAAATCTTTGAGAGTTCTTCATTGTTTTTACGATATTGCTCTACAAGCTGAGTGGCTGTGACTTTCTTAGTTGAATTTTTCTGATAACGTCTCAGCAATCTTTTCTCTAATTTTTCGGCATCAGACATAGTAATGCCTTTTTTCCCTACCTTTTCAATATCTTGGGCTAAGCTTTCACTCATCTTTCTAGCAAAAACAGGCTCAGTAAATTCTTCAGCAGACTGTTCTACCTTACGAAAAAGCCCAGAGATTTTTGCTTTAAATTCAGGATCTTCTTGTAAAGCTGTGTATGTTTTATTGGATTTTTTTAAGATTTTATCTGTCAGCTCACGGAAATCTTTTTCAATCCCCTCAATAGCTCTTTTATGGGTTTCAGGAGAAACTTTTGTCGCTTTCTTTAGACTCTCAAATTTTCTTTCGGGCAAGCCAGAAGGTTTAGTCACAGGAGTTTTTTTAGGAACGATTGCTCCTTTAGCCAGACTTGCCAGAGAAAGCGCGGCTGGTGCGACTTCAATGCCTGTAGCTAATCCTTCTGGACCACCAGCCTCTCGAACGGATTGTCCAGCTGCCCCTGCCAAGCCAAGAAGAGCAGCGAGCTTACCAGTAATCCCAGTTGGCAAAGCTCCTCCTACAAATTCCGAGGCTCTTCCCACGAGGCGACCAGGAGCTGTTTCTCCCTCTGTCGGTATATTGAGCATCTGCGCTAATTGTTCAACTTCTCGAGAAGAAGCTAAACGGGAGTATCTCGGAAGAATATCTTCATCTTGAAGGAAGGGTAAAAGTTCTTCCGGTGCATTAAATTCTGCTTGAGTGAGTGCTTCTTGACCAGGAAGCATCCGTTGTTTGGTTTGGGCTCTAATAAGATCGAGAAGGTTGCCATAGGAGCCCACTGCGCCAGTGGTTCCTTTAACCGCCGCCTGTTTACCAATATCTTTAGCCACTTCCGTTTTAGTTGGTTTTCTTGGTGAAGAGTCAACCACCCAAGAGCCTTTAGCTTGAGGAGAAACTGGTTTTTCTGTGACAGGTTCATCTAATACCCAATTCATTTTCTAACTCTTTTCCATGTCTTTCCATCGCTATAAACCTTCTCTCCCGTCTCTTGGTTAGTCATGGTTTTTCCCTTAAACTGAGCAGCATCCGGCAAAGCAGAAAAGCTATTGCGATTATCAGCATTAGAAGCTCCATATTGATCAATGACTTTTTGAGCGTCGGATTCAATATCATGAAGTCTTTCAACGCTTCTACGAGCCAATCGATTTCGATATTCTTGCGTAAAGTTCCAAGGAAGCCTTCCATTGTTCTCTCTGAGAATTTCTTCCCTTACCTCAAGAGGAATTTGTTTAGCAGCATTGATCTTAGATATTACTCCTAAAGCTGCCATGTTAGCTTCAGGAGATCTACCCATAATCGGAAGCATTGTTCTAAATAATTTTTCAATGTAAAGCGTCATTCCTTTTGCAGGAACAATATCTTTCAATCCAGTAAAGAATTCTTTAATTAATGAGTTGGCTTCGGCTGATTCAGGAGACTCGAATGCTCGAGCGAAACGCGCTCCTAAAGTATATCCTCCTTCTTCCAAAGCATTAGAAACGTTCCCCCAAGAACCTGGATCAAAAGCTCCCTGCTGAATCAGTTCCCCTAAACGCCCAATATTTACAGCTTCTTGAGCGGCTCTTTCCCCTTGAGAAACGATGTCGGTATCGAGCTTTAGGTTCCTCTCTTCATTATCTAAACCAAATTTGAATGCATCTTTAGGATCAATGCCAGAAAGAGTCTCTTCTGGAATTCCAAAAAGACTAGCTATTCTATTGGTTTGTTCTTTCTTAGGTAAATTGCCTAAAGATCGTACCATTTCTTGAGCTACTCCAGGAGAAAGATAGCCCGAAATGTCTCCTTCTAAAATGTCAGAAAGAGAGGGAGCTTCTCCTTTTTCGCTGAGTTTCTTGGCAAAATCTTGTGCACCTTGAATCTTAATCATTTCGAAGAATTTCTGCTTGGTCGCATCAGAAGCTTTAGAGCCTAATACAGTTTTTAAACGATCCGTCAAAGAGGCATTGGGATCGAGAGCGCTGAGCTGTCTTTGGAGTTCATCACTTTCTTTTGTCTCTCTGCGCCTTTCTAAAAAGCTACCCAATTGCTGAGGCAAAGTCTGTTGTACTCCCTGTAGGAAGCTGACTCCTGCATTGGCTGGATCTGGAGGTGCAATTGTTACCATAGTCTCCTATAACATGAATAAGAAAGGCAGTATCTGACCAAGAGTTTCGGCTCCTTGCTGGAACATTCCTTTCTGGCCAGGGATATACATATTCTCAAATGGACGCGCTCCTAGCCCGATCTGTGCTCCTCCAAGATAAGTGCCTAAAAGTTGCTGAATGGCATTCTGTTGAAGCCCAGCTCGCATTGAGGCTAAACGTTCATTCAGATCAGTGCCTGCTTGCCCAAGCACTTGAGCTGCTCCAGAGCTTCTGCCACCCCCCGCACCTGCGGCTGTTAAGCGCTCTTGCAATTGAGGCAACGTCTTCTCCGCAAATTGTCTTTGAATAGGAGCTTCTAAAGCCTGATAGCTTTCTGGAGATCCCGAGAGGATTCCCCTAAGATAATTCATCGCTTCTCCAAAACCACCCCCAGCTCCCCCTTGTCCAAACATTTCTAAGAATTGTTGAAGGAATTGGTTTTGCCCAGGAGTATAAGTAGGAAGTTGTTTAGTGGAACCTTTCGTACCAGTGAAGAATGACATATTTGCCTCTTTTCAAATTATTTTTACATAATTATGCGGAGATGTAAAGCGCTTTACGACTTAACATATTCTAAAACAATCTGACCACTATAACCGTCATATGCTGAACCACCTGGTAAAGTAATAATAATATCTGAAGAGGTGACTTCTATATCTTCGGGATCAAGCGGACGAAAGCTAGTATTGTCGGCGTTATGGACCACTCCGTAAATATTTGTAAAAGTAAAAGTTGATAAATTTCCAAGTTCATGGGGTATAGAAACCGATCCTCCTGCCGTTAAAGCAGGAACCTGATACATTCTGCGGAATCCATTACTGGGTGTATTAGGCTGAAAAACCCATGTCTCCGAGTTAACCACCTCTTCAAAAGCATAGACTCCATTGGTCTTTTGATTAACGATGGTTCCTGTCTGCCTTTCTCTTTCGTTCATCACCTCAGCTAAAAGTTCAGGTTGATCCCAAGGAAGATCAAACTCTGGAGGAAGAAAAGCAATCTTGGTTCTATTATTGGTTCCTGAACTCATGTCACTCCATAGTTCAGTCTTCCTGCTGGAGCAATCTCAAGGAGCATCTTGTAAATTTCTACGTCTTTAAGAGGGATAGTAGGATCAGCCATTTGCTCATCAGAGAAGAGAAAATTGAATTGTTGGTATTGAGCTGAAACCGCAGAGAGTTCTACCCTTCTCCAAACTTTATCTTGGCCAGAAGTTGCTGTGCTTACCGTATAGGTAGCCACAATCACAGATGGATCTTCATCAATCAGATGTTGAATGGTAATCTGGCCATTGTCTGTTCCTGATAAAAGCAAATACATGTAAATCGCTTTACATTGCATTCCTTGATCGATGAAAGGATTAAACTTTTTAGTCTGTAAAAAGAAATTGAAGGGTACATCATCATCCGTGTTGATTCGGCGATCGATGAAAAATACTTGCCCAATTCGATTTCCAGCTACCACTACAGGAAAACCAGCCGCTAAATCTCCTGATCCCCACAGAGAATCTTCATCTTGCCAGGTGTTAAGAGCAGTACCCCATGTTAAAGAATCATCTCTTCTGAATTGCCCAAAAGTTGTGAAAGATTGACGATAAACTGTCCAATTCTTCTCTATGTAGTTGTAAACTAATGTTCGGTTAGGGTATCTTTCTGCATCTCCTTCGGGAAAAGTCCAGTAAGCTAGCTGACGTTGAAAATCTCGAATACCCTGCACTCTGCGTTGAGCATTGTTGATATTGGTGATTTGATAGACTTGATCAGGAATGATTTGATCTATACGAACCGATTGGTTGGTATCTGTGATGATGATCCCCGTTCTTCCTACTGTCAAAATTCCTTCATCAAAGCCTACAACTGAATAGGTTGACTCTGCTCCTAATTGAGAGTTGATACGCTCCCATACGAAAGGAATAGCTTCGTTAGAGGTGTATCTTAATCGCCAAGCCGAGAACTCAAAGAGCACAATGAGCATGTCTCTCACAAAGCCTGCGGAAATGATGCGCTCATCTGTAGGTGCATCAATAAATCCACCACGTCCAGGAACATCTTGTCTCCAAGCCTGTGCATTGAATGTAAAGCCCGAAGGCACAGGAGTTGAGACGTAGACGGTTCCATTCTGAGAATATCTAGCTCTGATGGGATGCTCTACAAATCCAGCTCCTTCGGTGGTGTCTAATGCAATGAAGCGATCTTTATAAGGAAAGATCATCAAAGCTCTTTCAAGACGATCGCCTTCTTCGTCATAAGTGACTGTCACTGAGCGGACATTGGCATCAGCCAATACCGTTAAAGTAATTGCGCCTGTCACATAGTTGACCGTTCCTGAATATCCGGCAGTTACGCTTGTGAGATTCCCATTCCCATCGTCCGTTAGCCGCACGGCTGGCTCAGTCATCCCTGCGGCAATATTGACGATTACTGTGCCTGGGATGATAGGGGGATTAGCTATTGAGAACGGACCATAAGCGACAGCTAAGGCTGGAATCCCTGGTCCGAGCGCTTCATTAGTGTGGGTAATGCCAAATAAAATTGGTCGATAGTCTGTCCATGTGGTTCCAGATATATAATACCGGATTGGATCAACATTGTTGGTTGCCCAAAAAGAATTTTGAAAATTCATCGACCAAAAGAATCGCGTATCATCACCTGTCCAAACAGTCGATCCCGAAATATTGACGAACTCATTAAGGGTAGGATTAAACAAATAAGCTTGAGATTCAGTGAATGCAATCAAATCTTTGAAGAAAGTTTGAGTTTGTCTTTCTTCTAAGCCTTGGATAGGCTCGGTAATCGTTCCCCCCGCGACATAGGCTCCAAATGTAGTGGTATTGACATTGAGCTGAAAGGTAGTAGGTGTAAGAACGGTGATGATATAGGGTACAAATACAGAGTTTATCTCTGTCATGCCTTGGACATTTTGAATGAAAATCGCCTGTCCAGACGTGAGATTGTGATTGACGAGAGTGGTTACTACTCCGTTAGGAGCTTGGGTGATATTGGTAATTCCTATCGGACCAACAAAAGCAATACGTGAAACCACTCCTCCTATCGTATAAATACCAAAGAGGGAAGTGTCTATATTGAGTTCAAATGTAGTTGGTGTAAGAACCGTAATGGTATAGGGTTGAATGGCTGGATTATTGACTTGCGTCATCCCCCCTACTCCGGATATCAATACTTGATCCCCTGTTGTAAATCCGTGATTTGCAGCGGTTGTCACTACTCCATTTGGCGCATTAGTGATATTATCAATTGCAAAGGTAGGCGGACGAATGAGATTGATAAATCCATCTCTTTTCGTAAGAACTCCCCGGAAAAGCAATACGTCAAAAATAAGCGGATAAGCATCATTAGCCATCTCCTCTGGCTGATCGTATGTGTCAAACCCTGTGCGAAAGTTGGCTATGGGTATGATTTGACTGGACATTTACACCTGCAATACGATTACACTAAAAAACTCAGGTGCTTCAAAAGCCCCTACCGTTCCTGACGTAGTCACTCTCCTAAATCCAACATTAAAGGTAGTCGCATTCACAATCACATAGACGGGAGCAAAAGCCGGATTTAATCCAGTCTGTCCAGGAATAGCTAATACTAAATAATTTACCCCTGTTACCGTTCCTGCGGGCATCGTCATTGTATAGCCGGATGCGCCACTGAAAGCCGATGAGGTGAGATTTTGATTATTTAAAGCCGCTCCTCCTCCCGTAAATGCTCCCATCGCTCGGATTGGAGTCATCGGGTATTCAGGAGAGATTAAGCCATCTCGCCGCAGATAGGGAGTCGTCACCCCCGATATAGTCTTAGCATAGAAAGCACATTCAGATGCTACAGGTGTAGGAGGGGTAGCTGTCTGATCGGGCATCGTCACTCGACGGTGCTTACCATTATTCGAAGCCGCATCGAAAGCAAAATGGTCTACACCAAAATAGGTATTCGCTAACTCAAAGTTTAGACGAATAGGTTCTTGAGTATCCGAGATTCTTTCACTGGCAAGAGGGGTATTAGGATTGTATGTCATAATTTAAAAATTGTTGTAATAATTTCCGCTCCCTCCGAAATCCACCATCTCCGTATAAATTGAAGAGGTTCTTTGGGGAGTCTGTTGCACTATTGTTCTTCTTAAAGCAGCTCTTTCTTGTTTGTCATAGAAAGGCTGAATCTTTTGCCATCCGTCCATATCCAGACGATCTTCGAAAATGTACTTGGCCGCTCCAAAGGCAAGATATTGCCACCACTCTTGAAGAAGAGGTTGATCAGTGGTTGCCATAAGTTGAGTAGGATTGTAGAAAGCCTGAACTTCAACCTTGTAGACTTGATCCGGTACTGGCCGCAAAGTAATGACATCATTGTAAAAAAGTAATCCTTCTGGTCGGGCGGCTTGATAGGGAACCGTCTGAGAATTGATTGGAGTGCCGCTAGGGATCACTTGATCGAAGGTGAGTACACATATACCAGTCACATAGTCGATCGTGCCTACAAGAGCCGTTCCTGCCTCATTTACCCACCCTCCAAATCCATCGTCGCGGGCTATGGCTGATCCGGCTGAAATTAATACATTCGAGTTGATACGTGTCGAACCAGGGGTTATATAGCCTCGAAGAAAGGGAGCGCTCGGTATTGTAAAACTATACGGACCAGCCAATGCCATTCCAGTATCTACTTGCAAAAGATTGTTGAGCTGCGGATAAGTTCTATAGAATTGCTCTTGGCTTTGGCTCCAAAAAGAGTAATATCCCGCTATGTAGGCTGGCGGATTGATCGTCACAATCTCATTTCTGGGGAAGACATAAGAGTCAACATTTGCCTGCGTATAAAAAATATAAGGCTGATGGAGTTGAAAAAGCCTTAAATTCTCCGGAAATTCATAAAAGTAAAAGGTGTTGATATACTCATCAATTTGCGTGTCGGTAAGCTGAGTAGGAGAAGGAGATCCAGTGATTTTCCTTACTTTAGAACGGATTGCCGTGAGAGTATTAGGAGCTGTCATCTCTCACCTGCAATGTTATTTTCCACACCAGAAATAGGAACCACTTGGGCTTCCGTATAAGCTGGTGGGAAAGTGGGTTCTACAAAGATTTTATTATTCCGAGTATCTATGTCTGTCTTAAAACTGGTGGTAGAGAGAATCTCTATGATCTTAGCTTGGACATAGTTGAGCGACATTCCATAAGCTGGTGGAACAATCAAACGGACGATTTGATCCAGCTCATAGCCATTGGCTAACTGAGTGGTAACCATCGCGAACTGCTCATTAGAGACATCGATTATCCGATGTCTTTTCGGAATAAAATCTGAAGGCATATTAAGCCTCCATGAAATCCAGAGACTGGAAGCCGTAGCGTCTTCGAATCGTTCCTACTTCCACAGAAGATAACCCCGATCTTGGATCGATGTGATAGGAGTGGACTGGGATACCGCAAGAATTAATTTTACCTTTCAATTCAGAGGCAGTTGCATCAATTCCATTCAAATGTCTTGCAACCCAAAGCGGGATCTCGTATTCTCTTCCGTCTATAAAGGTATAGGTTTGCGTATGTTGACCAGGATACTTACGAACTGAGATTGTCGCGGCTGCGCCTGGACATTCATAGCTTTTAAAGATTCCTCTAACAAGGCGAGCTTCTTCAGCCATGATTTTCTGAAGACGTTCTTTCCCTGCTCTTTTGGGATCTTTGATAACTTGTACTGTTTCAGTCATTATTATTACTCCGCGACAGGGGGATTGCTCCCCCCGTCTTTTGATTAGATTTGGACTCCTCTTTCGGCAATCCATCGATAGGTTTGTCCAGAAGTCTGAACAGAAGCACCGATCGCGATTCCTCGGAAAGAGGTATTACGAGTAGCGTCGTCGAGTAGGTTGGCAAATGGCTGTGTGATGGTATTCACAGCAGCTTCCCCTACAGGGATGACTTGTGGGAGCGAAATACCCCCTGCAAATGTCGCTGAAGCGGGATATGCAAACGTACCAGCACTGGACGTATCCAGGTTGACGGTTATCGTATTTGTGGTTGTATTTATGGCTGTCACTGTCGCGTAGGCACTAATTGGAGTTAAACCCCAACCGGCTGGTACGAAGACTTTGACGAGCTGCCCAACAGTAAACCCATGTGTTACCGACAGGGTAATCTCGGCCGATGTAGCCGCCGTGACGTTTGTGATAAAACGTCTGCGTGGGTAATACATGGAGTCGAAAGGAATCTTGCGGAAGAATCCGCCAGTGCCTGCCGATCCAGGAGCTACCCCTGCATAGCCAAGGCTAAAGCTTACGTTGGTTGTTACTGCCGTTACAGTCCAATCAAAGTTGGTGATTTGCTGCGCACCAGTGTTATTGATGATGCGGACAATATCCCCTACTGCTAGGCCGCCTGTATTGGCTGCACTTACCACGATTGGGTTGGCATTGGTTGTGGCTGTTTGAGCAAGTTCTGGACCAGGGGATTGATTCCCTGAGTCTGCGATCCTTGTAAAACCGCCAGAAGCTATCGATGTCCAGTTGATCACATCCGAACCGTTAGCCTTCGTTCCTATGATGGCTGCGCCATCGGGCATTGTGAGTGCCCATTCGGCTCTCATAACAGGAGTGGTTGCTCCTCCAATACCTAAGCTTGTCAGGTTATAGAGATTGAATCTCTGTACGTCTGACGGAAGGTTAAGGTTGACGACTGCGCCTGCTGATACAAACGAACCAGTGATGAATGCGTGTAGTGGTGTACTCATTTAATGTCTCCTTATGTTGCGAGTGTGACTCTTAAATTGATTACCCACGCATCATTAGTGATCCTGGGCACTTCGGCCATTTTCCAGCCCACAGAGGCATTCAAGGCGAGTGGAGAATCATAGATAGGCGGTCTATAAATGAATTGTGCGCTGTAACCATCTTGCTCGATGCAAGCGTAAGCTTCCAATCCAGTACAGAAGATGTTGTACACGTTTGCGCCTAGAAGGGATGCATTAGGTGTAACACTTCCGATGCTTGAAACTAAGAATCTCAAGTTCGAAACTGAACCCCATTCTGGTCTCAACGCGAGCATTGGCGAAGGATATTGGGCTTTAGCGATAAACCCAGTCACGTTTTCGAGGTTTCCTATGATCTGGCTATTTGCCAAAGCAAAGTAAGCATCTCTTACGGGAGCTGTACCAAAGCGATCCTCACCCTCGATATTGTCGGCGATGGTGTAGGCATTGTTATTCACAAGCGTACGAATCACTTCGTCAACATCTGGTCGGGTAATTTCAGTCGGGTTATCCCCGTTCGTTCCCCCTACAGCATTGATGAATGAGGCAGTTCCTGCCAGCATGTTTCTGGTAAGTTCGTCTTCCGTTTGACGTAAGCTAACCCCCAGACGCTGAGCGGCTTCGTTCAAGACAGGATCTTGGTTTTGAAGCGTGACTTGCTCGTTGATCAAGATGTATTGGCCGTAGAAATCCATCTGAGCATCAATGTTGACGGCTGTCAACTGCACAGGTGGCGGTAGAATCCCTGTATTGCCGAGAGGAACAGTTGCTGCGGGCAATGGATTATAACGCCTCATACGTAGAGTCGTACCACCATTGCGAGGCATTTCTTTCAGCATCGCGGGGATTTTGTGAATGAAATAGGGTGTTGGCACACTCAGCAGCTTATAGCTAAAGCTTTGCTGCACAGGTGCTGGCAACACGCTGGTTGTCGTGATAGACATTATTATTACTCCGCTTCTGTATCGTCTTTACGACGAAAATTATGAACTTGCCTTAGCGGCTTGTTTCATCTCGTTCCAAAGCTGAGTTTTTAATTCTGGAGTTAAGCCTTTAGCGAACGCATTGGCTTGTGAAAGTGCTGAAGCCTGACCAACCGATTGCATGGATCTAGGCTTTTGTTGATTTTCCCTCAACTGAGCTGTCTCCCCGGCATCGATGCCCATAGTCTTTAAAAGCTTATAGGCAGCTACAGGATCAGGGTTATTCATCAGCATCTTCGCCACTTCAGGAGCAGTCTGAACGAGCCTTTGAAGGTTATCGTTCGAAACTACTGCGTCGTAATCAGAGAACTTGATCCGTGCCCATTTCTCAGCATCTTCAGCTTCTTTTTTCTGAAGCAATTCTGCTGCGATTTTTTGAGCCTCTTTGCGAATTAGCTTTTTGGTCACCCCCACCGTAGACAGATCCTCATCAGCATAACTGATGTCTTCCTCTACTGCTGGAGCTGTCATTTGCTGCTTCAGCTTCTGAGTCTCGGCTTCAAGCCTTTGATTGTGTCGCTTAAGCTCTTCCAGTTGCTCTCTAGCTTGCTTCCAGTTTCTATCCTGGTCACTAGGCTTAGGAGCTACCTCAGCTTGTGAATGTTCAGGTTCATTCTGTGCGGCGACCACAGTTTCTACGCCCGAATCTTGTTCTTCTGACATTCTTTACCTTTTGGCATGGCGAGTGCCTGTTCAGCCCAAGAGAAGGTGGCCGAGATACCCCAGCCTCTTTAGTCGGACGGAAAACCATCCCTACCCTCTCAAACTTGATGTCACTAACGCGGACTCACGTTTATCAAGTTAAATTTTTATTTAACATATCGGAAAACATTTTGTCAAAAATAAATTTGATATATAAGAAGTGAAAGCCCAAGGAGGTAAAAATGTACGATTTTTTCATTCACCTTTTCATTGGTTCAGGAATTGGACTTTTGATTTGGTGGCTCTTTAAAAAAAACGAAACTCTCGGAATAACCCTAAATCAAAAGCTGACGGAAGTAAGCTCTAACCTCTATCATGAAACGACGAAGTTACGGCAGAAAATAGATGGAGAGATAGGAGCAATGAAGAGTTATGTAGATGTACAAATCTCTTTATTGCCTAAACCAAAATCCCCGCGGAAAACTTCTTTATCATCTCGCAAAGTGGGCGTTCGTCCGAAGGTAAAAAAGCTTCGTTAGAGAGAATATAGCGGCATGAATCTTCATCGGGGATTGACCAATGGTATTGGAGATCCCCTTTCTTATTATCCATCGAAAAAAGTGAAGTATCATAATCAGGAAGAGGCTTTGCAAAATAGGGAGCTACAACTTGATAATGAATATGATTTTCAGGAAGTGTTCTATGCTTGCGAAAAATTATCTTGATGTAGTAAAGCTCCGTAATTCCTTTATGCCGTTCCACCGTATCTTCCAGATCTTTAGCCAATCGTTTTCCCATCTCTCTTTGCATATCAATTACGGGAATTTTTTCAGGTGGCTTACTGAGAAGTTCATACGCTGCTTTTCCTACTTCTGTCATGTTGACTCCTTTTCGGTAAAAGTATCAAATATTTATTTTAAAAAAAATAAAATTCCAAATAATTCCTACCTTGTCTATGGTTGCGATTTCACTGTGGCGTAGAATAGAGCTACTTGGATAAAGATTTGACTGATACTCAAATTTGAAGGTTCGATTCCTTTCGGTGGCTGGAGCCACTGTCTAGTGTAAAAAGCTAGAATGATGCTCTATTCGACTGTTCCCAGTGTTTTAGTTTTGACGGTGGCGGAGAAAAGAGTTACTTAGACTGCAAATCTAGAGGTTGTTAGTTCGATTCTAACTGGATTCTTCGGAATTCATAGCTCAATTGGAAGAGCGCTCATTAACTCTTTTCGATTATTCCCCGTCTTTTGTTTTTCAGTGGTGTAGAGAGGAGATACTTTGATTTGCGGAATTAAAACGTGCTGCTTTCGCTTGTTCCCTGGAGTTTTATGAGAATGAATGTTTGGAATACAATGCCTAGAACTTACGAAGGTGGAGAGGCGCAAGTCTTAACTCCCATACAAAAACTTCGAAGATCAGTTCTCGCATGCATGTTATGGGAGGATGAGTTTTATGAAGACGGCAAGAAAATTGCCGATAGAATTTATGATCTTTGTTTTGAAGTTCCGGTTGATGAACTGAGGAAAATCATCATGGAAGTCTCCCAAAATCATGGGCTTCGCCATGTGCCTCTCTTCATGATATGCGCTGCTTTAAAAAGAAAAATTGGCGATGTAGACATTCTGATCTATGATGTTTGTACTCGGCCGGATCAGATGACCGAGCTTTTATCCATCTATTGGCGCAATGGTAAGGTTCCATTAGCTGCACAATTAAAGAAGGGATTGGCTAAATCTTTCACCCGTTTCGATGAGTATCAGCTCGCAAAATATAATCGGGATACTCCCATTAAGCTGAGAGACGTACTTTTTTTATGCCACGCTAAGCCTTTAAACCGAGAGCAAGAGCTTCTTTGGAAAGCACTTATTGATGGAAAACTTGCAGTTCCAGACACGTGGGAGACAAGACTTTCGGCTGGTGAGGATAAGAAGCAGTCTTTCCAAGAGCTTTTAGAAGCCAAAAAGATGGGTAAACTCGCAATCTTGCGTAATATGAGAAACATGTGGGAGGCCAATGTTCCTAAAGAGTTAGTACGAGAAAGACTTTTGGAGAATAAAAAGCGCATGCTTCCTTTCCAATTTATCGCGGCCGCCAAATTCTGTCCACATTGGGAAGATATTATTGATCAAGCGATGATGCTTGTCACTGAAAACTATCTGGAGTTACAAGGAGATACCGTCATATTTGTAGATGTATCCGGAAGTATGGCTTCACCTCTTTCTAATGCAAGTAAACTCACGAGAATGGATGCAGCATGTGGACTTGCCATTCTTTTAAAAGATTGTTGTAAGAATGCTACAATATGCACTTTCTCGGATATGATGGTACATATTCCGCCTCGAAGAGGAATGGCATTAAGAGATAGCATTGTCTCTTCCCAAATGCATAGCGGCACTTATTTAGGCGAGGCACTTCAAGCCTTCTCCACATTCAGAGACTGGAATAATGTTTATCGCCTAATCGTCATCACAGATGAACAGATTGGGGATAGAATTCCTCATCTACCTGTAAAGCGGCTTTACATGCTCAACATTGGTTCCAATGAAAGATCTGTCAAAACAACTAAGCATTGGAACCATATTGATGGTTTCTCTGAAGCTGTGGTTGATTATGTCTATGAACTTGAAAATCTTGTAGAATCCACGGATTAAAATTTTAATTTAAATACCAATTTTTCATTAATTGGTAGTAAAATTAAAGAAAATCTAGGAACTGTCATGATAAGATTTCTTTATATTTCGTTAGCCTTTTTAAGCTTCGGATTTTATGTTCATCCGGCTTGTGCATTCGAAAATCCAGCCCATCCGCGCTCCCCTGAAGAAATACAAGCGGAAGATGATGAAAAGAATCCAGGCAATCGATACGAAAGGAAGCAATTGGACGAGATTGATCCAGATCATGCTCCCCACTCTGAAGAAGATCGTAAAAATTGGGCTAACAAAGAATGAATAAACTATTTATTTTTCTTCTCCTTTTTTCTCCTTTAGCTGCCTTTGCGCAAGAATATGTCATCGCCTCTGAAAAAATTAACGTGACATCTGAAGGTATTTTAATTAATCTCTGTGGCGATTTAAAGCCTGTCTACAGTGTTTCATATCAAGGCAATGGTATCTATGCAGCCGAATATTACGGACAATGTGGAAGGTGTGGTTGGGCATTAGATCCTAATGGGAAATGTACCAATCGCAATTGTAATCAATATGGTCCACGGGAGCGAGATTGATGGAAATTCCAATCACCAAGAGAGAAACTGAAATAAGTAATGAAGAATCCGTTTATCTCTATGGATATTTGAGAAAGAAATATTGTAATGAAGATATTTCTCACTTAGATATCTGTCTTAATTCTCTATGTTTTGCTCTATTAAGGCTCATGCATGATTATGTGCCACCCAAAGACAGAAAAATATTTGCTGACAAAATCATAAGATCAATCATAGAAAACGGAATCAAAGAATGAAGAAATATGCTTATTTCGCGCTTTTAAGCTTAGTATGCTGTGCCTGTTCTCCAAATATGAGAGAAGCCATGAAACCAAACCATTTCGGGATCAACCCTTCCTGTGAATGGGAAATCCAAGATGGATGTAAACCAAAACATAAACCTAAAATCTCTACAAGCCTAGACTGGGAATTTTAATTATCCAGTGCAACAATTGTAGAAATTGGGGAAGTATAGAAAAATTCATGCTTCTCCTTATTTCAAGCCTGTAGTCTTACTCGCTTTTGCATCAGCTACCGCTTGAGTGGCTATATTCATTAATTGACCATTGGGTAATGGTGTCTTCTTTTTACTAGATTTGACTGAACGTTTCATGTCTTACATTCTTCCAATATAATACTTTTTCTTCCTCTTTAAGCCGTAATCCTTCCCAAGAACTACCATTCCACCATCCGGTGCGGTAATGAAGATCGGTTTTAATGTTAACTAAATCGTAAGGATATGGTCTGAATTGGTAAGCATCTGCCCAGCCGTCATAATCATATTTGACATTGCAGTAATGGAATTCGTCTTTACCGACGGTATAAGGAGGGGAATAGGCTCTCCAATCAGCTACTTTTTTTTTCTTTTTCTTGTAAATGCGTGATTGAGTTGCTACTGCTGCTGTCATTTTTTCTTTTTCCCCATCGAAGGATAATGCCTTTTGACGCAAGCTTTAATGCCCGATGGATTGGGTGCATTTCTCGCATAAGCGAGAGCGGCACGCGCTCTTTTTTTCGTATCCACTGGATAGGAGCCAGCAGCAGCGCCGCCAGACGGTCCACAAAAAGACTTCTTCGAGACGGATTTGTATTTGCCGACATTAGAGGAACCTTTACGCTTTTTTAGCTCTTTGAGCTTTCCGCGCTTTACTTCCATGCCTTTGCCGATTTTTACTTCTTTGGCCATGGTTTTTCCCTTTACATGGCTTGCCGTGAGCACAGCACTCACAGCAAGCTTCTTTTTTCTTCATGGATACTCTCTAGTATTGGGATTCATAGAGGTAGCTCTGCATAGGATTAACCTATTTTTTTTTTGAGCCTTTATCCATCGAAGCCACTTTGCCATAAGCATGACCGCGGAAGACTTTTTCAGCTCCCTTGGACTCATCGCGCCGTGCCTTCATTGACTGTTTTTTCTTCCCTCGGCGACGCATCCCTAAAGACTCATCCAACCGAGCATTGTAGCCTTGTTTTTTCTTGGCCATTTCATCACCTTTCATTATTGAATCAAAAATAATTTTTGCTTTTCCCGAACGTCTCAGCATTTTAGTACATCGAATCCGAAAGGTGACTGGCTACTTTTCCGTAGTTAAAGTCATTGTCAGAATCGATCTCTTTAATAGTGTCAGGATAATGCTCTGTATCCAGATATTTACGAGCTTTGGGATACTGCTCATAATCTGGCTCTTTGGGCAAGTTAGCAAATTCGCCATATCCTTTCCCATAATAGGATTTCCCCATATGGTAAAGCTGAGTTTCATTGTTCATGTTCCCCATTTTGGCGGGATCACGTGGCATTGCCATTGATTTTTTATTGGAATAGTGTTTAGGCATTGGCTCCCCCTAGGAGTTGCTGTTACGTTTAGCATACGTTGCTGTTTTCACCTGATGGTGAACGTTGAGCATACGTCTTTAAAATATTTTTTAACATTTTGCCAGCATTTTATCAATAATTTATTTGAATCAGGCGGTGGCTTGGATTGGTTGAGGAAGTTGCTCGTTACTTTCCTCTCGTACTTCGTCTTGCTTGATGGCATTAATAATCTCCACTTGGGTTTTTATATTCGTCAGATCAAGTGTTTGAAGCTCTTTCAAAGCTTTGACAAAATTAAGTACAGCCATTTCTTGATCTTTTTCAGCCTCAGCACGCCTTTCGATTGCTAAAGCTGAGTTCTCTTTGACTCGCGAAGCTCTTTCAATTCCAAGTCCATGATCAGCCACAGCCTTGGCTTGTAAGCTCTCGATTTGAGCCTGGAGTAGAGCAATCTGAGCTTGCTGCTGTTGTTGAGCTTGCTGGCTGGCTTGCTGTTCTTCCTGGGCAATATCTTCGATAAGCTCTTGTTTGTTGGAGAGAGTTGAGTTTTCCACAAGAATCTTTGTAGAAACTGGAATTCCGAGCTCTCGAAGCTGCAAGAGCTGAGCAAATTGCATTTGCCTTTGAGTAGAAGTATTCAACCCATCCTCAACCACCGCATCATACTTCCCAAAAGCTTTATGATAGAATTCGGGGGATGGTTCTTCCTGGATTATACGTTTGATTTTTCCCGGAGTGAAGTTGTTTTGCATGATCTGAACTAACAATCGGCCTAGGAGCTTCTGGGATAAGTCCAGTTGATCGTAGAGGATTTGGAGTGTAGTTAGCCCAGCTCCTTGACGAAGCATCGCTAGAACGCCTGCTTTTTCGTCTACGGCAGATCCTAGAAGTTCTTCGTTGACTCCAGAAATTTGAGCAATCTCTTCACCGAGAATTTGAGAAAGTTGAATCATGGAAGGAGGAACGTTAGGAGCCTCGATCCTTTCAACGTCTGTCATCTGGGCTTCTTGCTTAAGAGCAATCCCCTTTCCCTGCCCATTCAAGAAAACATCCGCTGGATTTACAAGGGCATTCTCCTTGTATTTGAAGCCAGAGGTGACTTGAGATTCTAGAATGTCCAGTTCTATAATCTTTCGTCGGTTATAGAGATATTGGCTATCTCTTAATCCCCTCACCACTCCTTGAATTCTCCAGGGGAAATATGGCATATCGGGATTAAAGTAACAGAAGAATGGCACAAAGGGATACATGTCAATATTAAGAGGATTTCTCCCATGATACATTACTCTACCCTGTACAACGATTCCTAGAGAGACAGTAGGGATAATCTCATTGATGACATCAAGCTCTGGATGAAGCTTTAAAAAATCTTTGAGAATTGCTTCATCACCTTTCCACTCGAGTGTATCACCAGTTTTAGTATCCACTAAAATCTTAGCTTCTCTATAATCCCTGTACCAGTACTCGTCATATGTCATGAGATTTCTCAAGCCATATTGATAAGATTCGGGCATGAATTGAAATTTGCCGTCTCTGTATCCACCTGTCATTAAAGCATCGATTTCATCACGTTTATGAGGAAGAAGGGATTTAACTTCCGGTTTTGTATAAAAACGCCTCATCCAAATGAAATTACAGTCACTTAAATCAGGATTCCTAAAGTAGGGATCAATCAAAAAGGAGTTGTAGGCAATATGGTTTATTCTAGGATCACCAGAAATCGGATCACTGCGGTAGTCGAGCCAAACATTCAAAAGGTTCATGCCTGTCGTGATCGAACCATCAAATGCTTTAGAGATCATCTCATAGCCGTCAGTGTAATCCATAAGCCAAAACATGAGCTTAGTGAACTGAGCTGCCGTGACCATGCTAGAGTTTTCACGAGGAGTAATCACAGTGGTTTTTCTGTGCTTTCTCTGAAATCCTGTAATCATGTTGCATACCCGACGTATGCGGTTGAAATTGAATACCCGTTTCCTAAATGAAGGAAGGTTTCCGAAGAGATCCGACCATAGTTGTTGATCGCCTTCCCTGAAGCGAGTATCCATATCTGCTTCAGACCAGAAGGATTGATTGATCGTAATGGCTTCTGTATAAGCCCGATCCATCTTTACGAGGAGATTTTTATCATCTTGAGGGATGTAATAATTGGGATCAAGTTGGGGGAAAAGAGCCATATTTTATCAAGTAAATTTTTTATTTTACTTTAATGCTTTTCCCTAAGAGTTTCAAACAGAAAAAAAGCCCATCTTTTAGATGGGCTTGCTCAAAGAACTACATACCCTACAATTAACGAAATAAACCGAAAATGAACATCAAGGATGTCGAGATAAATATAAGAGTTTTTTCAAATTATGCGCAAGGCTTTACCATTTTTTTAGACAAGTGAGTAATGGGAACGCATAACCCTATCACAATAAGTTTTATCGCCAAACTCACAATCATGATGTGCCATATATTGCCCACTAAGCCATAAAGAGCAAAAAATGTGAAGATAAGCGTATCTAAACCTTGGGAAAGAATAAGGGAAATGGTAGTTCTTAAAATTAACCATTTCTTCTCCATCCTTTCCCTAAGATACTGAAAAAATGCAATGTCGAGAAATTGGACTAAAATAAAAGAACAAATCGAGGTGATGATGATACGAGGCATGTTAGACAAAATAGCCACATAATGTCCATTCATTAAGTCATATGAATTAGGGGTATAGCTGAGATGGAGGATAGACATTAAACAAAACAGCCCACAAATCATGAAGGAGATAAAGACATGAAATCGCGCTTGTTTTTTTCCGTAATACTCTTGAAAAAGATTTAAGCCTAGAATATACGCGACTGCTAAAGAATCTGTTGCAGTGACATCTAAGCCGCAGAGATTGATCTGCTTCATAACGAACAAATTCATCCCTACGGCAATCGTGCACAAGGTTACATGCAGAGCCATCGCTCCTACCCTTAAACTTCCTAAGATAAAGGTTCCTAGAAAGAATAAGTGCTATAGAAGAATGCAAAAATTATGCACTCACAAGTTCCCAATCTGTAGTTAATGCATCGTCTTTTTCACAGATATAGGGAAATGCTTCCACATCTATGTCAGCGAACCGCACCTTCCCTTGGTCTGGCCAATAAGGGTGTGTATGCAACATCATTTGCATTGCAAACCAAATGTATTGCTCCTCTGGCCAAGAGGCACGTCTAGCCTTTTTACCTGTTTTCACGGCTTCTGCCATTTCTATGTAGTTCATAAAATCTCTCCTATTTTTCTCAGCGAGTAATCTTTTGCGGTCAGATTCTATCAAGTATTTAGGATTAACTGTTACTAAAATAACTCTTTGCATGACGGCCATGATAGCTCCTTGTTGCTATCACATGTATTAAATTTAAATTTTTATCGGAAGAAAAATTTACCGACCAAATTGACCAGGTTGTCTAAAAGGATAAGGTAGATCATCTTGGAAACCATAGGCTTTATTGTAGATTTTATCGATATCGTTTGCTGTTAATCTTTGTCCATCCTTATCGAAAAGATGCGTGAAAAGCGCATACCTCTCCGCATCTTTGGTATGATCATGTCTTTTAAGAGGTTCTTCTTTACCGTTTTCCGCTTGTTTCTTGTTCCATAGATAGTTACCGTATTCTTCAATGGTTCGGGTGCAATTCTTGCAAACTTTATAGGTTCCATTGAGAAGAAGCTTGTACTGATAGCGGATACCATTGAGCACGTCATTTTCTGCATCAAAAACTTGGGAAATTCCCTGCTTTCTACATTCAACTTTAAAGGAAGTAGCTGATGGATCAACATAGATTGCCTTCACGTTATAGCCGTTAATAAAACTTGCAAGATCATCCACGTATTCGGAGTCAGACTTCTGACGATTAGTTTGCGAAGAATCATATACATACTCCTTTTCACACCAAATGTTGGGAAACTGAGTGCGATCAATGCCAATTAAGACAAAAACACAAGGGTTTGTGGTTCCATAGTCCACGCCCACAATATATTCTTTTGCAAAAGTAGGAGGGTGATTGATGACATGAATATCATAATCAAAAAATGGATAGACAGCGCCTTCTGCAAGCACCCATTTTCCCTCGATATAACGCTGATACCAGATGCCTGAATACTCTTTTTTGATGTTTTCAACAAATTTAGCGTCTAAAGAGGGATTATCTTCTAAATTGAAGTTCCAGACTTTGAGATCGATTTTATCGTTATCAATGAGTTCTTTTTTTACCCAGTGAAATGGACTATCAGGGTTTGTGCCAGCAAAAAGTTGCGCATCTCTGACAGAAAGACGTGATTGGAGCATCTTGAACAATCCATAAGGAATAAGGGTAAGCTCGTCTATAGCAGCCCACGCAAGCGTAGATCCAGTTATCTTGTCTTGTGCTCTCTCGTCGGGTGCTCCGAGTAAGTGAATATGTCTTCCCCATAGATTCATTGACGAGGCTTTCGAAGTCGGAGCGGGTATACATAGCCAATCGCATAAAGGTTTCACCATATTACGTTGTAGAGATTCACGTGAGACTCCTATAAGCATTCCATCACCTGCAGGAGATTCACGCGCAGCTCTGGCCACACGGATATTTTCAGCAAAAGTCTTGCCTGAGCGTACGGAGCCTACGAGAAGATTGTACCTCGCATCTGAGTTTACGACGAAATCTCTTTGCTTAGCGGAGATTCCAAAGAAGCTTGGGATTTCATCCATTCAATAAACTCATCAAATTTATCTTTTTTAATTTCTAATTGGGGATCTTCTTTCTGAGAAAGATACTGCTTTCCAAGCCACATAAGCATTGTACAGTTTCCCCGATTGGCAAAAGCATTGAGAGCTTGGGCTTTTCTCAGATCTACACGCCAGCGCACTTCTGCTCGATTCATATCTACCCGATGGCATTTCATGAGAGCTTCTCGTGTGGTATTGAGAAGCGTAGCTATTTCATCATGTGGGCAGCCAAAATAGCAGAGTTCTTCAATGAGAGCTTTGCGCTCATCTTGAGTTAAACTATCCGATTTACTTTTTTCTATTAGCTCTTCAAACCTTTCCCTAGGCAGCCATTCTCTGAAATCGAGCATAGCATTCCAAGGAGAAGGGGGTGATGAAGATCTCTGTGTAGCTTTCGTCATCGTACTTCTTTAGTGGTGAAACCCAGACTATTCTAGAATCGTCCGAATAAACGATCCCATTCATACAGTCTTCGTAAAACTTTGCGAGATTGGATACGTCGGGTTTGCCGATAGGCATGAGTCGGCCGTCGAGTGCCATAGCTTTCTGGGTTTTATTCCATGTAGAAGGTATAGGCATGTGAAATACGAAGCGCACAAAAAGAGCAGTATCAAGAGGCTCACTATTGTATTGGTCTTTAAGGTGCTTCCGAACGTCTGAGGCTTCTTTGCTTTGTGGGAAATAGGTTTGCCGTTGGACATCAATTCTTCCCCCTTTGTTTTTTAAAAAAACTTTGGTTCGATGAGTCTTTTTAGCAATTGGCTTGCCAGGTATCCGAAAATATATCTCGTCCATACCTGATTATATAATAAAATATTTATTTTATAGGAAGCTTATTGCTCTTGAAGCTCTAAGCCAAGCTGGAGAAGAAAATCTCGGTCAGAAATGTATACCTCTTGCATGTCTGCATCTAATGCTTTAAATTCTTCAGTGTCTATATATTTAGCAATGGCAAAAACAGCAGTCTGTAAAGCCATCTGAAATTCATCTAATTCATTCATGAAAAATCTGCTTTAGCCTCGGGAATAGTTAGTTCATCGATATAAAAGTCTAATGGAGATACTTTGAGGTAAATTCTATCTTGATCTAGCAATCCTTCTTCTTCTGACTCCTTGATGTAACGCTCTAAGTCAAATTTATGGGGTTCATCCAAATGTAAAGCGGATTTACACCAAATATAGAGATTTTTGTCCATAAAATGATGGATTTTAGAAGGAAGAAGCAACTGAAGAGTATAATAAAGACATTTAATCTCTTGTCCAGTGCGTATAAAGTTAGACTTTCTTGCTACGACTAGGTTTTTTTGAAGTTCTGGAAGTTTTTCTTTCAGTTGAATCCATCTCATAGAACGGTTTTCCTGTGTTTTCTATCATTTTTTTAAAAAGGTTTTCTGATATTTCTTCCCATTCTTCGGGGTGTTTTTGCATAAATTCTTCAAAAGGCATAGGATTTTCATCTTCTAATCCTAAAGTTGTGTAACCGTGAAAACCAGGGGGAAATTCTGCAAATGCCCAATATTCTGGAGGATCAAGGCTTGCAAATTGTGAGTCTGTAAAAGGAATGGGCATCCAATAGCTTTTCAACTTATAGACTATCCTCATCGCAAAGTATGGAATTCCATCTCTCCAACAAGCTACTTTCAAGCCTTGAGGAGGTTCAACGTACGGAGTGTATTTCATCCATTCCATGCTTCTTTCTTCCAAGCCATTGTCTATAATTCCCTTGCGGACATTCGCATATCCTTTTGATGCGGTAACATGTTTTACACTTATAGCCTTTTTTAATGTAATCTTTTTTCGTCATACGCCCCCACATGGAATTGAACCAAGGTTTGCAGATCGACAATCTGCCGTGCTGACCACTGCACCATAGAGGCATAAAGCTCTACCCAGATTCGAACTGAGGCTTACTCATAGAAAGTGAGCTGTGCTAACCGCTACACTATAGAGCCAACTTAAGCAACTATGTGATCTTACGATAAACATTTTCTAAAATAGGTAAAAGAGTTTTGAGAGTCACATGCAATTTTCTCAAACTATCAAGCACAGTATTGTCTCCTTTGAGACTCTCTTCCCATGTCTTTAACGCATTCTCGAAATCGTAAAGTGCAGTAGAAAAAGCATTAGAAGAACGTGAAAAGCAAGGAGGATGTGAGTGATAATGTTCATTCATCGACTATTTTATCTACCGTTGGCTCTTCACTAAAATTTACTTCATCTAAAAATCTTTCTATGAATTGCAGTTCATTCATAAGAAGAACTTTTTTATTTATAGATAAACATTTTTCATTACCTATCAATTTAAAGAGATTCTGAGTTGCTTTTACAGCTTGTAAACAATAATCATCATTATAAGGTACAACTACACCCATAATCTCCTAAAAACGGGGTGTGACGATGCATCGTCCACCCCAAACGAAAAACGTTTCCGCCTAGGCAGTGGTGAGAATCGAACTCACTTGTTTACGCTTTGCAGGCGTAAGTCTAACCTTTACACCGCCAATTGGAAGGGATGGATTCGAACCACCAACGACTTGATCCAAAGTCAAGTATTCTACCATTGAACTACCTTCCATCTCTGGGCAAGTAGGGTTCGAACCTACAACCTTTCGGTTAACAGCCGAGAGCACTACCGATTGTGCTATTGCCCAACAATCTTTAGCTTGGTTGCAACCTTTGCATAGTGGCGTTCAATCTTGCGTATTTCTTGCCTAGAGCGTTCACGACCATTCTTGTCTAGATATGGACACCTCAGCATTGGATGCTGTTCGCTGCCATACTTTCGGCATACATCTGGCCTATCCTCGTAGATATTACACGTTAAATCTTTATTTAAAAATGGACAATAGCCGTCTGCTGTAAATGGAAGAACCAATAACCTTTTCTTTTTATCAATTGGATCTACAGCGTCAAAGACATGCTGAGAGATTGGCTGTCTTACAACCTTATGAAGATTACGAGTGAATATCTCTTGCTCAATAGGGGCGACCATACAGCATTGAGCTTGGCATTTAGGATGCATCTTCTTACAATCAAACGTCGTCATCACGCCATCCACAAAAAGCACATCTTCCAGTAGCTACGGCGACTGCCCAATTCTCTCTACCGTTGACTGGATCACATTGCATGCATCTTTGAAGATAGAGTTGGCCATTCTCAACCCAGTTCGTGCGATTTTGGAGTTGGGCTTCTCTTGAGATTCTATTGCTTTTGGGTTTCTTTTTCATAATGTCTACCTAAAGTGATGTTTTTTAAGGATAGTGGGATTAAGTTGAAGAATCATTATAGCGCCTAAACCTTATTGGTTTCCCTAGATTCGCAAAAGGCACGTGCTTTGTATTTATGTCTTGAGAGTATTTCATGGTGGCTTCTTTTAGCGCACTTAAAATGATAAAAGGGTTGTTCCGTAACGAATTCTGTCTTTGCTTCGTGGTCTTCTTTTTGCGTTTTGATCGACTCATACATCTCTAAAATTTCATTATATAGTTGTTCGCATTTGATTTTTTGACCAGGGCATTTATCAAGTTTTTTCCATAATTGAGAACGAACATATTTTAAAATGTTTAATATATCTTCTTCATCATCTTTAAACTTAGGTGAAGGAAGTGACAATAATAATCTTGAAAAGTTTTGGACTATGGGTAGTGGTAAGACATAGGTTGTAATGGCTCTCATTGCGTCTGATAATTAATATTATGTTGCATTCACTCCGATCGTAAAACGCTATATTTAAGGCATTTGATTTCTTTGCAACAATTTTCAAATTTAAAACGTGCTCACACATAGCTGTGAAGGGGGTGAATTTTTATATAGTTTCAATGTAAATCCGATCGATTTAAAAAATCTCTACTAATATTAATTTCTGCTCTTAGTGCTACATCAAGTAAAACTTTTATGTTAGGTAAAGCATCCGAAAGCCAAGACATAAAAATTAAACTTATGGTCATATCAAGATCCAGTTGCTCTTTTTTATCCATCTCCATACGCCGAAGTTCTAAGGATGCGATACTCTTAGCTACTGTTCTAAAGCCTACAAGAACATCGGCTAGTTTGTCTTTCTCATCCTCAGAAGCTTCTTCCAAAATTGCATGGAAGCTCTCCACCGAATCATTTACTCTCTTCTGGAGCTTTTCCATCTTCAACCTTTTGTTGTGGCACGACTCTTTCTATGATCATCACATGCTTGAGCTGGGTAGCTGTCTTAAGAACTCCGTTCTCATCGCATTCGTTAAGAGTGGCATGTTCCCAGTCATTCTGAAGCATTTCTTTTAATTGCATGGATTGAATGCCATTAAGGGAAAGCACACCTGCCGATCCATTCACAAATGTGACTTTGTAATGATAAATAGTGTTTTGCAGCATCTGAGTCCGCTCTTGTAGTACTTTAAGCTCTTCGGCTGTTAGCTTTGCTTGGCGCGGTTTAGCACTCGGTTTCATCTTTCCATTCTTCATAGAGTTCCTCAATTATGTTTTTAACGTTAGTAAATCTAGGATCTTTAGCATAGAGCATCTCAAGAACAGGAAGAGATGATCTGATAGCCGTAAAGTTTTGATCTACTGTCTCGCAAATCTTTCTCATTGATTTAGGCAAACCCATCAATGAATTATTTCCGGAATTTATTTTATCAAAACTTTCTTTCATAGCCTTAGAGACTACAGGGTTGTTTATCGTAGCGTCTAATCCGGGGAAAAGCCTCTCAACTTTAGGAGATATTTGTCTTGCTAACTTCGCAGTGCGTGTTTTCTGTCTCTCTCTCATTTTCATCCTCTTTCAACCAATTTTTTACTAGCTGCATGAGCTTTTTGTACCGCCTTCTGCGTCGTATAGTACTCAACATCAAAGCATCGTAGAGCATTCTCAATGCAATGCATGACATGAAGCAGTAATGACGCAACAGCGAATTCTTTTTTCTGACATTCATACGTTAAACAAGTCTCAAGAGATTCCTTTGCTCTCAAGAGATAATCAATTGTTGCCTCGAGGTTCAATTCTATAGGTTTTGATTGTACAGTCATAAAACACGAATAAGCTCGTTATCAAAGCTCCAAGATCTTCCATTGCTTCACATACCCCGAAGAATGGCTCAGTATCTGGAAATGTATCCACTTTCTCTTGCAATGCATCTACATATGCCAATGTCTTAACGAAGACTCTATGCCAAGCCATTACATCTACAGTTTTAATAGCAACAGTGTTGTCATCAACGATCTGCAAATCCAAATTCAGCTCGGGCATCAACTCTTGGCAACGAGAGAGTGCTTTGTTGGCGGGTAACATTTTGTAACTTCTTTTGTTCATCAAATGTAAGCTTTCCCATAGAAGACATAACAGTCTTAGAGAAGAAAACGACGTGCTTATCGACTACATCGCTTACTCTTTTCTCTCCGAAGTTATATTCTCTAGGATAGACTCTTCCATCAATTTCTAATCTCTTAGCTAATGTGGACATTTCAGCTCCGTAGATTTCGGTTCTATCTACAAAGATCACCCAAAAGGGAATCTTAGTTTGAGCTGCAATAGCCTTGTAAACCGCCCAATCAGATAGGTTGAAACCAATCTCATTGTATTTATCATTCAAAGGATGACTTCTTGTCTTTGTTTTCACTTCGGCATAGAAGCAATCTGAGAAGTCAAAATTTGGTGGTTTATATGGCTTACAAACGAACATATCAAAGGGATGGTATCTTCCTACACCCCATCCATGAAAGTTGCACCTTGGGCAGCTAAATCCGTTCTGGAGCCTATAAACGAGATATCCCTTATCGATGATATGTTTGGCGAATATAGACTCACCCAATGCGCCTGTCGAATCTGCTATCTGCTGAAACGTCATGAGTGCTTCCAGTTCGTATAGTTAAACCGTTGCCCTAAAAACGCCCAAGTAGGTAGACTCGATTGGCTAATCTCTATGACATGTAAGCAATTATCTATGTCACCCTCTTCGAAGATTACAGGTTGGTTATCATGCTCCTCTGTTTTCTTGAGAAGCAACTTAAACCATTCCCCTATCTCTTCCTTAGAGCTGAAAAAGCCTTTCTCACTCAACAAAGGCGGTTGGGATCTAGCCCAGTACTTAATTAATCCGGACATCGTATTTCTCGATTGCAATTGAGAGCATAGAAGCTGTCGCTTGCATCTTACGCAAGGTGTCCAAGATTGAAAACTTTCCTTGGAAATACTGGCTATTTGTACGAAGATAATTTTCTAAATCCATACTCTCAAAAGAAATCATATCAAGCGCATGCTTCATCGCCCCCACTGAGAAAACGAATTGCCCGTTGTCGTAGTGGTGTGGTTCGAAGACGGTTCGCATATGCTGATCGAACTCTGATGTTGGCATCTCTACAAAATCTTTCAAAATGGCAACTCCTCTGCTTCAAAGACAGGATCTTTAGGCGCAGCTTCAGGATGCTTAGATAAATAATCATCTACAGCCTTCCTAAGCTCTTCTTCAAATCCCTTTCCTGTGCTTGGCATGTCAAATTTCCAGATAGGCACATAACGCTTTTGGTCATGAGCCTCTACATACTTGCTCGGAAAGTTAAACCAACGTTGCTCTCCTTTCCTAAATTCTTGCATAAAACACATCTCTCCTTTCCAAGGATTGATGCGAATATCGAATTCAGCAACCTTCGAGCCTTTAATACATGGAGTGTAATTGGTGACAGTGATCATGCTACTCATACCGCAGTACCCCCTTTAGCCATTAGCTTTAGAGCGTCGCGATTGAGTGCGTCTGTGCTTTCATAGTCTCTATAAAAAGAGCCTTGCTTCTTGACTTCAATTCTCAGTTTACCCGAGCTTGCGTCATAATTTATATAATCTACTTTCGTATAAGGAAAACAGACTTTCTGGAAATCCTCTCTCGTGAGGATAAAATAATTCTTGTTAAATTCAAGATCAACAAAGCGCATATTACAACCTATTCTTTCTGCAAGACGAGTTCTAGCAAATATTTTATTTTTTCACAATTTTTTTCTGAAAATAAATTAAAAAAATCTTTTTGGTTAACAAAAATTAACCGCCTATGCTATCTTTACTTTTCTTTCTTAAACATAAGGAGAAGAAGATGAAAACCTTAGAGATACTTTCTCATCTTAAAAGTGAAGCCAACCGACTTCATTCTACTTCAAAAGAATGCTTTCAAAATTGGAATAAAGAAGTCTGTGCCGATAAAAAAATCCAATGGTGGGATTTGGCATGCCTCTATAGCTCTGAAGGCGACAAAGTTTTACAAGCGTTAACTTTACTAGCTGAAACTTGGGCACTGGATTAAACAATGGGGGAATTTTCCCCTTTTTTAAAATAAAAGGAGATAAGTTAATAATGTTTACTTTCAAACAAACAGAATTCAAAGGAAGAAGGATATTTCCGGATAGTACAGATCCAGATTTAATCAAAGATGTCTATGATTATGATCTTTTTACTGTGGGTATCTATGACGCTAACAATAATTGGATACCCCATAGTGATCACCCATCCATTGAAGAAGCAGTAAGAGAAATTAAAAAATTAAATAAGGAAACACATGGAAATTAACGGCGAATATTTTTACGAAACGTTGGAAGAAGCACAAGAAGCTCTCCAAAAAGCCTTTTCGGACTTCATAGGCTACTATGTCTACAAAGGCGAAGGGATGAATGCTGTAGAAAGAGCACGATCTATGGTAGCAGATCAATGCGAAATCGTTAAACTTAAACTTCAAAGGAGAGTTCATGGAAAGTAAACCCCCATCAACAGTTAAAGAATGCATTCAAGAGCTAATTCATGTCATCGATGAATCTCAAAACATGAGTGACGATGAAAAGGTTATTCTAATGGATGCGATCCGTACATCACTCTATGCCTTCCTTAAGCTTAAAGAATGGATTTCAGAAATCTAAAAAGCCTATGGAACGAAAGGTTCAAAAGTCTGTTGAAAGGGAGAGCTTGCGTTTGGCAAGCTCTTCCTCGCATGTCTTCTCAAAGTTTTTATCTCCAAAAGTAAGGTAAGTCGATGTCATCCCATTGATAAACTCAATGTAATTGTACCCCTCCATAATATCCTTCCTATTAGGAAAGCTAGTGATGATCCAATGCGTAAGCTGCTTATGAGCTTCCACCTTATCCTCTTTGCTAGGAGTCGCCGTCAGCCAATACTTCTTCTTAGCACAATCCATCATCCAAGCCTTGATGTTTTCAGCTTCATGCTTATGAGCCTCGACATATTTGATGAACGACTCTTGCTCCTCATCCGTGAGTATTTTCATGTATGGTTGCTTCTTATCATAAAGAGACAACGACTCGCCTTTAGGCGTTGTTGTTTTTCTCTTAAGATTAGTCTTCTTTTCTTTAGTATTCTTATAGTGCAGGTTTCTGGAATCCTCATTACCGGAATCCCAGGAACTTGAATCGCGGTAAAATTTTTTGAATTCTTCTTGAACCTTCTCTATATCTTCTTTAGATGCTTTGACTTCAAAGAAGGCGTATCCATAAGCCTGCTTACCAAATTTCCCATTAGCCCGTTCTTGGAAAATTAGTCTAGCTGCGTATCCTTCATCGATTAACTCTTGAAAATAGGAATACATTTTTTGCCTTCCTTCTTTGCGAGTTTTGTATAAATTTTTAGGAAAGATGTTCCAGGTTTCTTTGTGAGAAAAAACGTAAGTTAAGAGGCCCAGTGCACCAAAACTTAGCGAAGCATCGCGAACCGTTTTGTTGTGCATCTGAGTAAATGGATTTTCTGCATTATGTACAGCGCGAAAATAAGCTGTAGAAAATATTTGTGATGTTTCTTTTTGTGTAGTTCGTGTAGTATTGCTCATATTCGGTAACTCCATTTACGTTTTAGGGGTGAATTTAGAAGAGAGATTGCCACTCTCTTCTTAATAATTTCTGTTAAGAAATCTT